GGAACGTAATGCTGACTGTTCCGAAGAACGCCAAGACGGATCGTGTCATATGCTATGAACCGCATATGAACATATGGTTACAACTTAAAGTCGGTAACTATATGCGTCGAAGGTTACGCCAAGCCGGCGTGGACTTAGACGACCAATCTGTCAATCAGCGCCGTGCCCGCCTGGCCTCCAGGACTGGGCATCTCGCAACCCTCGATCTTCGAGGTGCTAGCGATACGGTGTCTACCGAGGTGATCGACCAGCTCCTACCCATAGACTGGGTGTGTCTGCTCCATGATCTCCGTTCGGTGTATACAAAATGGCCTGACGGTGCGTGGAAGAGGAACGAGAAGTTCTCTTCGATGGGTAACGGCTTCACTTTCGAGTTGGAGTCGCTCCTATTTTACGCGATCTGCTCTTCACAGAGTACCGACGTCAGTGTATACGGTGATGACCTCATCGTCCCGACGGGTTCCTTCGACGATTGTGTCGAAGCCCTAGAGGCTTTCGGATTCGAGATTAATACCTCAAAGTCCTTTAGCTATTCTCCCTTCCGGGAGTCGTGTGGCGATGATAGTTATCTTGGCTTCTGCTGTACTCCCGTCTATCTTCGAACCTTGCCTAAGGTTCTTGAAGACGTCGTTAAGCTCCATAATGCTGTGCTTGCGTTTTCACAACGCGTGAGTTTGCATTATGAGTATCGCTTTGTCGGGATACTCATGAATTGGAGACGACGGTTCCCCCACCTCTTGGGCCCTCCCGGGTTCGGAGATGGTCATTACCATGTAGGCCTGTCCGCCGCGATGGCTGCTGGAGTAGCAGTCAGAGCGCGCGACTGGGTCGAAGGGTGGTGGTTTCACACAATCACGAGAGTGTACGTGAAAGGTGTCCATTCAGTTGATGGCATGAATTATGCTCAGTATTATCGAGCACTTTCCGCTGGCATCGGCCCGAAGCGCCCCCGTAAGTTTGGGGGCCTAATGGCCGCTGATATGGATAGACGGTTCTTTAAGTATCGCAGAGTACGGATTCTGGCCAGTCTGTGGCCAGAAACGCTTGTGGTGTAACACCCACAGGCTTTTGATCTTTTGATCTGGAGGCTCGTTGCCACCAAGTGGG